GGAGCTTTCTGCCGGGATGTCATAATGTATATGTTCATCGCCGTCTATGAAGTGATGCCCGCAGTCGCCTTTACGTTTTGTACAATTTTTGCAATTCATCATCCGCCTCCTACAGTCCGTCGAACCATTCTGACAGTTTTCGTGTGCTTCCATCTGCCATCTCTATTTCAGGCTCTTCTACCATCACCGTTCCGGATATGTTAGCTCTGACCTTGCCCGAAATAATGTGTACTCCATTCTCAGCGGATATTCTTTGAGCCACGGCCTCCATATATCTTTCAAGTGTATAAAGTACGCTTGCGTCAATCGGTTTTCCTATGAACTTTTGAGACATATTTTCAAATTCCTCATAAAATTCGTTTTGTATTCTGTCCCTGGTTTCGACCATTTCTGAAATCATCTTCTTCCCTCCTATATGTTCAACCATATCAAGGCTGCAACTCCTGCTATAAGCATGATCGGTGCCAGGACGATAAACAATACTGCTCCTACCGTTCCTATAAACTCGCCTACCCTTGTTTCGTCGCAGGTATCTATGCCACCACATATGAAATACTGCCCTTCGCCTGTTTCCGGATCAATTACTCTATCGCAGCACTTTCCATTGCATCCATACGTTTGTTGCCGCCTCTTTACCGCTTCCTCTTCGGTCTCTTTGTGCCTTCGCACCTATTTCACCCCCCCTTCAATTTTCTTCAATTCCTCAATGCTGATGATCCTGCAGTCCGGGAGCATTATATGCACGTCTCCCAAGTTGACTGCAGTACCCTCAATTCTCATTTTGGGATAGCTCACCAGCACCGAGCATTCCTGCGCTATTCTATGTGCGTTATCTGAGATAATCTTCCGGACTCTCTTCTGATCTGCCACTGAGGTTCGCTTACCGTTGACCGGTATCTTCCGGAACTCAGTCTGCATCTCAGTCTCTCCTTTGTATATCCGCTCATACACGTATAAGAAACCTCTTGCCATGTCATTTATCCTTTCTCTTCGTCCGCTACAATCTTTGCCTTTTCTCCGGTATCTTTGATTTCAAACATCACGCCAGGCTTCAAATATGCGATTGCTACCGGATGCCCGAAGAAATCCTTTGCGGCTCTTCTCAGCTTTTTCTCATACTTTGCCACCTTCTTTGCAGCGTGCGCTCTTACCCATTCTCTCGCAAATTTCATCTGCTCCATATCACTCTCCGGTGTATTCATTCTGTCTCCTTACTTTCTGTTCGATTTCTTAATTCTCTCAATCTCCTGCAGGGAAGGTTTGCCTACGCACTTCTCCATGCCAGCCGCCAGTTCCTTTGCTCCTGGGTTGTTCTTCTCGACTTCATCTGCCAGGTGGCGCAGGACTAAAACTATCAGTCCCGCGTCGTTCTTGGCGTATGGAGATATGCTGTCGATAACCCTCTCTGAGTAATACTGCAGGCCGTGGCTCACCAGGTTCATTGCCTGCTTGGTCTTGCCCTTTGCAATCAATTCATTGCCTCTGTCCACATAACTGCTCACTCTTGGTTTCATCAGTCCCATATCTACTCCTCCGGATCTTCGTAATCGTAACCTTCTGTGTCTGCATCGCCCAGGATGTCGTCTGTAATATCCTCCGGCTCTTCCTCGTTAGGTTCCTCGGCCGGTGTATCTCCCGGCTCTCCGTTGTTCTCTTCTGACGGCGTTTCTTCTGCAGGTTGGGTATCTGTTTTCTCGGTCTCCGCAGGCTTCTCTTCATCTGCCGGTCCAGGTAACGCCGGTCTTACATCTGCATCGATGTATGTACCGTCGATAATATCCTCGTTTCCTTCACCTTCCTGCTTCTGACCTTGCATGAAGTCTGAATCAAAAATCGTTCTCTGCTGGGTGTTCGCAATCGGCTGTAATACATAACAACCAGTCTCTTCATCCATAACCATCTCCATCTCGTTATTGAGATTCCCGCCTTTCTCGTCGGTAATCTTTACTGCAGATGTGACTTTGTGCTTGAACTGCGGCTTGCTAATCTCCCTGGACTCTCCCTTGATATTCGGGTCGTAGTTCGGGATAAATTCCTTCACCATGGTAACGTCAATCTTAATTGTCATACTTCCTTCGTTGGACTGCTTCTCAATCATGTTTCCAAGAAGTCTCTGCAGAACAAAATTCATATCGTGCTTCATATTCTCGAAGGTATTGCTGTCGAAATCCAATTTCTTGTCAAAATCATTCATCACTTACTCTCCTTTGCAATCTTGCCGTATTTGATATTGTTCTCATTCATAAAAGCAATCAGTTTCCCCAGCTGCTCCTTAGTTCCGTCTGCAAAGAAACGTACTCTGTACTTCTTTTCCTGCTCAGGTTCTTCTTTTGGCGCAAACGGATCAACCACCTGCGCCGCTGGTGCCGCCTGCGTTTCTCCGGCTACTGCCTGGGCGAATGCCGATTTTTCAATAGACTCAATCACCTTACCCATTTCGGACTGAGGTTCTGTCTGTTCGACTTCTGCGGCGGCTTCCTGTGCTTTCTTAGCTTCTGCCGCTTTACGCTCCGCTTCTTCTGCCTCACGCTTTGCCTGCTCCTCAGCTTCCTTCTGCTTGCGGATTTCTTCCTGGCGTTTTCTCTCGGCCTCCTCCTCAGCCTTACGGCGCTTGTCCGCTTCCAGTTTTTCTTCCAGGTCTGCCAGCCTCTTGTTCTCTGCCAGGGCCTTGCTGAGGTCCAGGGTCTTGATATACACATCCTTCGCATTCAGCTTATACTTACTATCCAGGCTGTCGATAGTCTCCAAATCTGTCTTAACCGTGTCGATCTTGTCCACGATTTCCTTCTGTGCGGTTGCCAGCTTATATGTCTGATTAAGGTAACGGCTGTCGAAAATCTTTTCAAACGGCAATACCTCGGCCAAATCTCCGATATTTTCATCGTAGGTAGCCTTGATAGCCGCTTTCTTTTCTTCCTTCTGTTTCTCCTCGAACGCCTTTACCTGCTGGTCGATCAGTGCGACCGGCTCATTGATAAGTGCCGTGATTTCCTTTAGCTCTGCCTCGAACACTGCATAAGGCTCATTGATGATGTTCTTTACCTGCTTTCTTCTCTCCTCAATAGCCTTAATGAGCTTGTTCAGCTCTGCCCTGTCATTCTTCGCTGCCTTAATGTTTTCCTCTGTGTAAACCACATTCTCGTAGCCAGCAATCTTGGCTCTTACTGCAGCCTCCAACTCTTCCTTGTTCCACTGAATGCGTCTGAGGAAACCATCCTCTGTCGGGTTAATCAGTCTGAACTCCATTTTCCCTGCCGGTACTACCGCTGTCTCAACAACTTCTGCTTCCACTGTTTCAGTTTTCTTTCTTCCTGCCATTGTCTACCTCCTAAATTTGATCCGGTCCTACGACCTTTATCATCACATCAACCCTCGGCGTTTCTGAGTAAAACTTCCTTACCTGTGCATCCACGACTGCCGAATCATCGTGGTACGCTACCAGGTTTAGACTGTCGCAAACAATCTTGCCGATATTATCCCAGTCCGGCTTCTTGGTTGGTCTGATCCTGTGTTCCAACATTTCCCTGCGCTTCTTCTTGTTGGTGGACTTCGGAATTTCGTAATATGCAATTATCCTTACATCCAGCATTGCCCCTTCCGGAAACATCTTTCCTTTGGCTGCTTCGTTGTAAAACAGCTTCACCAGGTTTTCATAACTGGTGGTCTCTTTCGGGGTGTACGTCTTAACATACGCCCCAGCTCTTGAAAACTTCGGTCTCTGTTTCCCGAATGGCTGTCCTGGTATTGTGAAACGAATCTGCTTCATATCTTCATCCACTTTCTGCCTCCTATGCCTTGTCGCCAATCTCGGCCGACATCTTATCCGTCACCTTCTTGGCTGTCACCTTCGTTTTTCCGCTTGTTGCTTTGTAGAGTTCTGCCTTATCTGTGCCTTCCTCCACATACACCTTCAAGTAGTAATCTAACTGCTTTCCGGTCTCTGTCTTTTTTCTCTTTCCTGGCCCGACGGTATAACCGTTCTCGTGCAGGATTGCCGTAACCGTCTTGCGATCTTCCAGCTTGTCAATGCTGATTTCTGCCACCTTAATCAATCCCATGCTGTCATTCCTCCATTAAATTCTTCATGGCATCGAACCTCTTCGACGCCGCCTTTTCTCTCCAACTTCTGCCTGCAAACCTTACCGGAAAGCACATCTCAAATATTCTGTCATAGATACGTCTGTATCGGATGTCCTCTGACTCCTGCATATCCTTCAATGTCATATTCGTAGTGAGGATCAACGGCTTTCCGGATAAATACCTGCTGTCGATGATGTTGTACACCTTCTCTAACGCATAATCGGTACTTCTCTCTGCTCCCAGGTCGTCGATAATCAACAGCTTTGCCGCATTCAGTCCCGCCATTATTCTTTCTTCCTCGTCGGGGTTGCCCTGGATGTTCTGCAGTATCTTCACGAATGATGTCATAACCACCGGGATCATCTGATCCAGCAACTCATTCGCAATGCAGGCGGCCGTGTAACTCTTCCCGGTTCCGACCGTCCCCCAAAACAACAACCCTTGGCGTTTCTCGTACATTTCGTCAAACCTTTTCACGTAATTGCCTGCGAGGTTGTAGATTTTCTGATTGTCTCCGTCCACCTGGTATCCGTCCAGCCTTGCCGCTTTCAGCTTGGCGTCCATAAGGCTGCTGGCTTTCAATCTTTCCAAGCGCTGCATTTCCTGTCTCTTCTTTTCTTCCTCTTCCTTGCGTTTGTTCTCCTCAACCTTGCACTTACAGATACATGGAACAATTATCTCCCTGCCGCCGGTAAAATCCGACGCTGGCAACCTGGTCTGCTTTTTGGTTCTGCAGACTCCGCAGTAAAGCAGTCCGTCTTTGCCGATGTAGTCGCCCTCATTCTGCTCTGTCTCGAATGCTTCTGCAGGTAATACCTTCTGCAAATCCAAATTCATCGTCACTCACTCCTTCCGAACGGATTCTCGTTGTCGTCGTACTCTGCCTCGCTCTGTACCGGCTTGTCCTTTGGCAGATAGTCCAGGAACGGCGTTGACTCTCCTAAGAATGTCTTGCCATGCTTTATGTACATTGTCTCTGTTCTCTGCTTCTTACACTGTGCCGCATAGTTCTTTACCGCTTCATACAACTGCTCGTGGGAGAAGCCATCTTCCAGGCGGGCCTTATACTTCTTGTATGCCTGCCCTTTATCAACCTTCCTCGGGTATGCCTCCCACAGTTCCTCGAAATCCGTGGTGTAATTACCAATCGCCTTATTTGACTTCTGTTCTGCAGGCTGTACCGGTTCTTTCGGCTCCGGAAGTTCCGGCGTTTCTGTGCTTTCTCCTGCCAGTGCTTCCTTCTCAGCCTTCATACGGTTGTAATATTCTCTCTGCCTGTCAGCCTCACTGGACGACTGGCCGATGAAGTTCTGAATATCCATCATGTAAATTGCTCCGTTATCGAGCATCTCGATTAAATCCAGCTTTTTGAATACATCCAATGCTTTCTCGACGGTGCCTACCTGGTGCCCTGTCAAAGTTGCCAGGATTTCCGGCGTGTACGGAATCACATTTCTATACATCAACCTGCCGGAATTGCTCAGGCTTTTCAGATAGAGTTTCAGCAGGATATTGCTGTATAAATATCCATCCTTCATACTCTCTAAAATCTTCATCTCGTCCGTGTCGAAAAAGTCCTCTTTCAGCTTTAGGTAGTAATATTTTCTGTTGTCTGCCATTCAGTCACCGCCTATCTCCTTAAATGCCTGCTGTCAAGTCCATAATCGAGATCGGCTTCTTTAACACTCTGTTGTGTCTGCAGCAATCGCACAATTCGCATCTGTCCGGCTCAACCTCTCCATTCTTAACTCTGAGGATTCTCGGCATATTCATCTCTACCATGTGCAACGCTTCCTGCAGATAGTTGTCTGTTACGTGGATAATGCGGATGTCCGGCTCTGTCTGCTTCGTTGCTCCTGCAATGAAGAACGGCAACTTCTCGCCTGTATTCTGTCTCACGATTTCCTGGTAGACCGCACCCTGGATGTCGTAACCCCAGTAACGGACAAAATCGAGGTAGCCGATGTCTTTTACCCACTTCAAATCCGTAATGGA